TAGTGGTGTATACCCACGTTACCCACGTGTTACGAGAAAAGCCAGTGTTTATGCGGCCTTCAGGCCAAGGTAACGCGGTAACGCCGGTAACGCCTATTTTTAATTTATTTTTTATTTTTTTATTTCTCTGGGAAAACACTATATAGATAGCGAAATTAAGACCGTGGCCCGTGGTCCGTGCCTGCTGTCTCGCGACATGGGGCTCGTGGACCACGGACCCCGGATCAGGGTCAAAGGATCAAGAGGAACAGTACGCCGAGGATGACGCTTATCCCGGCTACGGCGATAGCCGCAGCGAGAAGCAGTTCACCTATTCGGTTACTCACCTGCCGCGTCCTTGGTCTTTTGTTGTTTCACGAGGGCTTGTATGTCCTCGGGAAGGCTGTCGAGGTCGAGGATACGGTAGCCAGCGGAGCTATAGCAGTCCACGCGGCCATCGTCCCTGAGAACCAAGGTGCTGTTCATGACTTCCACCGAGCCATCCTCTTTGTCCTTCATGCACCCTCCGGGATGGTTCCGGTGGAGAAGACGTTCATGTCGTCGATCTGAGCGATGAGGTTAGCGAGTTCCTTCTTATGTTTTTTGGTGCGGATAGACAGGGAACATTTTTCGCAGATATCGTGAAAGACTTCATCCCGGCTGAATCCTAGCTGGAGCAGCTTAACGATGCGGTCTTGGGGCTTGCCGTACTGATAGTCCGACGCCATAAATGGAACGTCGTTAGTTGTTTCTGGTTTCATGATTAAATCCCAAAGTGGTTAAAAGAGTGTTCCACGTGGAACACCCCATAGTATCGCATACCCTGGGATTTAAATCAAGCGGGAGATCTAAGCGTCAGGTTAGCTATGACAACCAGCCGGTTAGGGTCGCCCGCCTCGGGGCTGTCATTGAAGTGGAACCGTCGGCCATCAAAAAGGATGGCTTTGCCTTCTTCCGGGGTAATGGAATCTTCAATGGTGGCTTCTTCCAGTGTCATTCTTTCGGGAGGAATTTGGTCAGTCGGCCACTGCCACGTGCCGTTGTTGTCGTCAGTCAAGTCCTCACAGATGTGCGTTGCTCCGCTGGTAGTGTTGAGATAAAGAATCATGACAAGATGAGGGACCGGTAAATCTATATGGGGAAGTGCCGCAGGCTTGCCGTGCTTTTGCGGCGTAAAATTGATGGCGGACCGGTAGATAGTGTCTATCGCCATGCCGTTTTGCTGCAAAATCTCGTTAAACGCCATATAAACCAAGCCCGTTAATTTAGCGTCTTCCGGTGGGGTTCCTTCATAGGCCTTAAACCGTATGTCACCGCCCTCTTTAATACCCTCTAAGCGTCTATGTTGTTGTGGTGCAGTTAGCACGTACCTCCAATCGGGGTCGGTCATGTTCGGAGGAACAGTATGTTCTATATGATTAGGATCGTGCATTTTGTAGACTTCGCCGGGTGCGCGTTCTTTTAGCTCCAACCACAGCCCGTCTTTAGGCACATCTAAAATAAAGTGTGAAGGCTGACTCATGAGTACATAAACTCGATCCATCCGGTAGCGATATACTTTTCTCCGGAGAGGGGCGGGTTTCCTCTGTGCAGGTGGGTAAAGTGTGCGGGCCAAATAACTAGACGGCCTGTTTTTGGCTCTACTCTTCTTGATTGGTACAAAAACTCTGTTTCGCCGCCCTCAAAATCGTCGTTCAGGTACATCATTGTGGCGAGAACCCTGCGAGTACAGGTTGGCCCCGCATTTTCGCAGTGCCAAATGTGGTAGCCCTGCTTCGGCAACGTCCTCTGTATGTTGAAGAACGTGTGCGCCAACGGCATTTCCACTAAAGCTTCATACTCTTGTGCGTAATGCTCAAAGCAGCGGTTGAACGCTTGGTTGTAGCCCGACACATACTTATTGTACTGATTGTAGGGCAACTGAAAGCCCGACTCGGGGTCCATGGCTAATTGCATCTGGTCAAAAAAGTCTGTGCTGGTGCCGTTGTCGGTTCTGGTGTTCATGATCGCTGGAGCGGTGTGCTGAATCTGCCCGTCCAACGTTGCTTGAGGTACGCCCCGCCGGGTGACCGTGACCCCGGCTTGTAACGAATGATTGTAATACTCCATCAGCGGGCCAGTATCAAAGTCCGTGTCGAAAACGCCAATAAAATCAGAGATTTCCATGGTTTCAATATTAAGCTCCGGGGGAATAGCAAAGTTAGGGTCCATCTTTTTTAGATCCTTTTTTGGTGTGTGTTAAAGCACCGCAAGCAAATTTACCAAAAGAAAGGTAAAGGGGAGCAAGCCGGTCATAATTCTCTGGCGTTACGCACTCGACAACAAGTTCAATTTTTCTTTCGGTCAAAGGAATCAACTGCCAGAATGGCTCCCCCGCGGGGATTAAAAATTCTTTTGTTGGGACGTGCTTGTTAACCATCATGTTGATGTTTACTTGCGGCGAATACCGCAGGGGCACCATCCCCGAAGGAACAAAAAAAGTTTCGGCATAGGTGTTGTCCGCAAAGGAAGGTTGCATCCCCAACCAATTTAAATTTTCCTCACAGCGCACCCGCCACGGGAATACAAACTTCAGGGGGTGCCAGCTTTCTCCCAGCCAACCGTCCCACGGCACGGGATTATGTTCTTCAACGCGCATAAATTGTGGGGATCTGGCGGCCATGCTTGGCATTGTGGTGGTTACAACACCTTGATCTACGGCCATACCGATGTCAGCGGGGCTGGGAACAATGATGCCACTGTTGTAAAGCTCGCGCAGACCGTAACAGCCTTTCATTGTCCCTTGTGAAAAAGCTTCGATGCCGTTGAACTGTTTCATTCGCAAACAGTCTTTCCAACTAACCGCGTAGGTCTCTAGCTTTTTCCACCAGTTGGGCAGAAATTTCTTGGCAGAGGCAACGGGATAAAACTCCGCAACCGAAGCGTGGGTTGTATAGGCGGTCACACGAACCGGCTTTCGTTTTAAAAAAGCCATTAGCTGTCTCCCCACTTAGACATCAGTATTTTGCGAACCTCTTGGCGTTGTCTTTCAAGACGGTCAATCGATGTTTGTGCTGCTGAAGCGCGGCGAACAGGATCACGTTGAAACATAGGGACATGGTCAGGGCCCAATCTATAACGGTCATTAAAACACCTCTCGCATAAAGCGTTTTTGATGGGAACGCCGGGTTTGTTACAAACGTAGCAGTGACGCATTAGTGCAAATGCTTCTTTTCAAACCCCGCGTAAGCATCCATGAGGAAGTCGGTGTAGACGATGTAGCCCATCTGGCACAGCTTAAAAATGAAATCCTCGTCCGTGCTTGCGTAGGTAAGTGCCTCCATGATCTTGAACTCCTCGGATGCAGGGGACTCGTTAGCCCGCTGTTCCAACATGTCCATCACATAGTCCCGAAACCCTTCATTGTCTTCAAAGGACTTAGCGGCCTCGACGCGGTCAGCTTTACGGGTAATGCGCAACATGGGGTTGAATTTCATTCTTTTTCCTCTGTTATGTAGTAGTCTTAAAGACAGAACAATACTTTATCGCATACACGAGTCGTATACAAGATGAACACCAAACTTTATTTAGTTGAGTGGCGTGATGCATGTGGGGGAACGAAAGAGGGCTGGAGGCCGCTTGAAGATCTAAAGCAGATCCGTGAAGCGACGATCCTGTCTGTTGGCGCAGTGATTCACATGGATGAAGAGCGCTTGATTGTCTGCCCGCACATCATTCCAGATGCAGACGGAAACGTAGTCGAGGGTGACGCAGAGATTGCCATCCCCATGGGCTGGGTCATGAGCATTACGGAGCTAGACCCGTGAGCCGTGATCCGGGGGACGAGTGGGAAGACGCGCTGGAAGAGGCGCTGGAAGAGGCGGAGAACTACGTTGATGAAGATCTGATGTCCGAGGTCGGTGATGAGTCGTTATCGTTTTACGAGAAGCGGCTCAAGCTAATTGAAGACGCGGCCAACAAGCTTCGTAGGCGTTAGAGCTTCCTAATACTTGAGGCGATTTGGGCGCACCAGAAATAGAGGTCGGTGTCGTCCATGTTGGATCGTATTTTGTTGACGCGGTCACAGACTAAACGAACGTTGTCCGGGCTATACATTTGATCTGAGTTTATCCGGTCTATTGATATGTTGGTGCCGCGCCGGTTGCCGCTGTTGCCGTGTTGGTTTTCGTGGCCCCATGTCATGGGCAGTCCGGTGATGGCGCATAGTCCCTGTTGCGCGTCAAACAACTCCAAGAAAAAATCGACGGTGCATTTGACTGAGATCTTGTGGCCGTCTTTTTTTGCGCGGCGTTCGATGTCCCGCAACTTCGTATTGAGGAAGTTGATACGGTTTTTGTGGATGCTTTCGGTTTGGCGCTTACTGTCGCAAGCAGAGCAGCTTGGCGCTTGGCTTCGATAGCGAACAAGCTTGCCGCCTTTTTTGAAGCGGGCCGCAAAGTCTCTATATAGTTTTTCTTCGCCACACCAATGGCATGGGTATTTTTTCAACCGCCTGCCCCCACGTGCGATTAGGTGCGTTCATACTAAGGTCATAATTAATAAAAGCAACCCTATGATCAAATAGTCTTTCCAATCGGGCTGAATGCGTTTTTCATCCTCCATTGTTTTCGTCCTTTAATCGATAGTAAATAACGTGTGCGCCGCAGTCCGAACAGGTGAGGTTAGTGGACATGTCGAAGAACTCTTCTTCTTCCGAAATGTCGTGATCGCCGCCCCAGATCAAGCGGCCCCGACACCACCAACAGACATCACCGGATTGGACCGTGGGCCGTGAAACGTCGCGCATACTCATTCTTCTGTAGACTCCACTTTGTACCAGTGTGAACAGGGGTCCGTGGCCCGTGACTTGTGCAACGTGCAAAACCACTTGCGCTTACCAACTGGTTTGCTGTGTTTACATGTCCGGCACTCTACGGGGAGGGGTAGGGATACTTCCCCCTCGGGCCAGCAGTGCGGACGGTAATTGCAATAACGGCAATGGAAGTTTCGGGGGTCGCTCGATATCTTCTTTGCCGACAAGTCCCGGACCACGGACATAACCTTGTAGATTAGGAATACGTAGTCGTTATGGTTGTAAGGTACGTGTTCTGCGTGATAGGTAGAATTGTTCTTGTTATAAGCAACGAGCCACGCGCCCTTTGCTCCGGACAGGCCCATCAGTAATTGCATTTGGTAATAGTAGATTGGGTGGCTTTTGTAGATTCCCCGGTCCCTGAACGTCATCCACTTTTTATCGTTCATGGATTTGATCTCAAGGATCTCGGCAACCGGCTTGTCGTTGTCTATTGAAATGATCCCGTCCGCGTGGCCGCGCAAGTGTCCGCCAAACGAGGTGTATTCAAACTGCGCTTTGGTTTTAGGATCGACTTCGTAGACGGTGGCCCCACCTTTTTTCAAATCCCTGACAACGAGGTCTTCAATAATGTGACCTATTTCAAAGATTCTCTTTACTGCGGGGGGCACTTTTTTCTGTGGGTAGCCACGAAGGCTAAACTGTAGGTAAGCGCGGCAGGGGTGACCGACGTTACTTGCGCCAATATAACAGCGGCGCTCTGTCTCTGATCCGTTCTCTGTCCCAAGGTCAATGGCTTTGATTAGGTCCATGTTAAAATTGGTTCCGTGGGCAGCAAAGTATGTTGTATACGATAATATACGTTGGGGTTTAATGCAAATGATTGGGCCGGAAGGGTTTGATGAAGCCATCCTTGGAATCGGTACGGTTTCCACAAAAGAAGGCGACGAAGAAGTGTTGGTGTACGACGTTCAGAAGATGATCAAAATTGTCATGGACGATAGCATCGACATGACATGGGACGAAGCAAAAGAGTTCGTTGAGTTCAATATTCTTGGGATTTACTTGGGGGAAACCGGGCCCTGCTTTTTGCAGGTAGGCGTTCTTGCACCCGGCGATGGGGATACCATCCATTGATGAAAAAAGCCCCGCGTTGCGCGGGGCTGGGAGTTGGGTTCATTTCAACTCACTTTGGGAGAAAAGCCTTCCTGAACCCTAAAGCCATATCAATTTACGTTTGAGACGGGAGTGACCGTCAAGGCGTAGTATACCAATCAGGCCTCACCACCTCAAGAATCTCTTTAGTCGCTTCTGCTTCAGGAACCACCGATAAGTCGTGCTGGATCGCCATACTTTGGTTAAACCGATCCGCCATCTGGTGCGCGGCTTGTATCGCCAGTTGAGCATCGCTTGAGTCTACTCCATGGTGCCATTTACTAGCTCCATAATAAGACGGTCCAAGTACCAACGGGCCTTCCGAAGGTCCTCTACAGGTTCTTTTTTTATCTCGTATCTCCATACGTACTTTTGAATGTTCCCCTTGAGATACCCCTGAAAACTTTCAGGAGACATGCTGGCCTTGATGCCGTCGATACACTCGACATCACCTTGGTTGTAATGCGAAGGGCAGGTTACGTTGTCAAAGTTCTTTGGCATTTTTTTCTCGCTCTGCGTCAACCTTTGCTTTGAGAAATTCATGCCAAATGTGCAACTTGTCGAAGTCAGCCTTATCTACTTTGCCTTTTTCGTAACCCTTCTCTAGTTTTTTCAAGGCCTTGTCGAACTCGGCCTGCATAACACTAAACGTCATATCGAATAACTTTTTGAAGTTAGCGCCTGACCGCCAGATTCTTTTTTAAACTCAGAGACTTGGTCCACGATGTACTCTTGATCGCGGTTAGACAAGTTTTCTTGTTTCCATGCCTCGTGAATATAGCGAAGTTGACCACTAATTGTTCGTCCTTCTACCCGAGCGATTACTACAAGCTCTTCGTAAACATCGCGTGGAAGCAACACAGACTTCCATTTTGTTGTATCCATGGGATATCTCCTACAACGGTATGGGACAGTATAGGGCCATTTTACGCCCTATTCAAGCTCTTCGCACTCGCCCCAGCTAGGCCCAACTTCCACATCGCATTTGTTTGGAACTTGTAAAGGAACGGACTGCTCCATAATTTCGGCCAATTCTTTTGCCTGCTCGGCGCTTTCGACGGAAAAAGCAAGCTCATCGTGCACCTGAAGCATTGGAACGCTCCCTGCGGAACAAACGTTTACCATCGCCTGCTTGGTCATGTCCGCAGCCGAAGCTTGTATGAGCCTATTCAGGGCCTTGTACGTGTATGCGCGTCGAAGCCGGGTAGTAGGCCCGTGGACCGCGATTGCTTCTTCCCGAGGAAGAGCCTTGTGCATATCAAAGCTGTCCGGCTCCCATAAATCAAACCGGCACTTGCGGCCCCGCAATGACCGGAGACTGCCCGAGGACCGCGGGTCGTCAAGCTTGTTCTGTACGCCGCGCATCAGGCCTTTCACAAAAGGAACTTTCTTGTGGTATTGCTGGGTCAAGGCCTTTGCTTCTTCGACACTGAGGTCAAGTTGGTCGGACAGTTTGTTCACGCCCATGCCGTACATCATGCCGAGGTTGATGACCTTAGCCTGCTTTCGCGGGATGCCCGCCATCTCGCTGACCATGCTATGGAAGTCCATGTTGGGGTCATTGCGATACCCGTCTACAAACTCTTCTACTCCGGGCATTGGCATGTTTTTATAGTCGCCGTAGTTTTTGGCGAAGTGAACCAAGATCCGTGGTTCCTGTTGCGAGAAATCAATTGCCGCCCACTGCTGGCCTTCTTCCGGGAGGAATAGGGATCGGATCATGGGGCCTAGCTCTGGATCGCGGGCCGGGATCTGTTGAAGGTTGGGCGAGTTCATAGAGATTCGGCCTGATACCGTACCGCCGTCATCCGAGCGTAACTGATTGATATGGCTGTGTATTCTCCCGTCATGAGTGAACTTCAGTATGCCGTCAATAAAGTTACCGTTGGTCTTGTTAAGGTTGCGAGCCTTGACAATTAGCTGTGCAAGCTCATGTTGGTGTTCCATCAGAAACTGTTTTGTGAAGCTGGGCGAACCTTTGTCTGTCTTGGGGTAAGGCAATCCCAACCCGTCAAACGCCTTGGCTATGGATTGCGCCGCCCAGATTTCGACGTTGCTCCCTGTCATCGCCTTGATCTTTTTGATGACCTCTTTTTCTTGCTTCATTAGGACTTGCTTGGTCCGTTCAGCGCGGTCAATGTCTACTCGTATTCCGCGCATAGTCATCTCTACCAGATGCGGGAGCAGGTCGATTTCAAGCCGCCACACGTCCCAAAGGTCTTCGCGGTTAAGCAGAGTCTTAAAGTGGTTCCAAAGCTCCAGTGTGATCTCGGCATCCGTCTCAGCGTAAGGCCCCACGTACATGGCGGGTAGCTTCCACATCTCGCCTTTCGGATCTACGCCAAATTCCTTTGCAGCTTCCACCAGAGTCTTTTCGGATTTTGTCTTACCCAAATGGTCGTAGCAGAGGGCGTTCAAGCTGTAGCTGAACCGGTTTTCATCAATCAGGCTAGCCGTAATCATTGTGTCGATTACTCGGCCTTTTACTTCAAAGCCCATGGCACGAATCCAACCAAGGTCGTACTGGGCGTTGTGCATGATCTTGTCAGCAGGTGACTCAAAGACTTTTTTAAGCCACTTGCTCACAATGCGTTTGTCGAGGTTACCCCCGCCAGCATGGCCGACGGGGATGTAGCATTTCCACCCGGAAACTGCGATGGCGTAGCCCACCACTTCACCATCACACGTAGGCCAGCCCGGTCCCTTCTGCTTTAGATTCGGGTCGCGAGTTTCTACGTCGATGGCAATTTCGTCCGCATCGAAAATGTCGGGAAGCTCAACAGGGGGCACCCAATCGCTCTTCGGCGGGAACATAGCCATTTGCAGTTTACCGGTTGTCATTAGGCCACCTTTCGCTCGCGGTAGATTGCTTTATGAAAGTGGTTGCACACCGTACACCACCAGCCCACACGGACGTTCTTTTCAGCGTTAATGACTTCTTCTGCCTGCTTGGCACATTTTGGACAAGGTATTCGACTCATTTCTGTTTCCTTTTTCATAAAGCGTATGCTCTTAAATAATCTTCAGGTTCTAGGATGTAGAGGTTCTGAAGGGCCCGCGTTACCCCCACGTAAAAAACGCGGTGAAGATCGTCCCCCGGCGTATCCAGCGCCGCCGCAGTCAAATCCGGAAGGATTACAACGTTTTCTGCCTCTCCACCTTTTGTTCCGTGGATCGTGGACAATCTTATTCGGGGCTTGGCGTTGAACTTCTCGCCTCGCCGGAGAAGGGCCGTGATGTATGCCCTGTCCCCCTCTGGTATTTTATCCATGGCCTCGTGCCAGATCATCTCGTTCGTGGCCAATAGACCAAAATGTTCTTGTAAGTCGGTCAGTCCAAACATTTCGTTATCGTGGGCCTCTATCTTTTTATGGCCCCGTTTGATACGCACCCCGTTGCCAGACATGTAAGAGTAGATAGCTTGCGCCGTGCCGCAGGTGATCACGCGCCCTTTCCGCATAGCCTCCCAGCCATTAATAGCCAGCGACATTTTTTCCGGTATAGATCTTCCGCCGTTTTGGCGCTCAAACAGATAGCCGCCGTTTTTTAACTCCTGCTCTATCGGATAAAGCATGAACCGAGCTTGTGCCATAACAAGCCAAGAACCTTGCGACATATCTATGGAGCGGATGTCCGGCACACGCAGTATTTGTCCGCGCTCTTGCCGTGGGCGGTACACCTTGGGGAACCGGTTTTGAATGCGCCCCGCAATTTTTTCTGCAAGCTCATGAATCGCCGCAGGCACCCGGTAGCTTTGTTCTAATACTTCTGCGCCTCCGGGAAGATTGATGAAGTGATCTACGTCCGCCCCCGCCCACCGGTAGATAGCTTGGTCGTCATCGCCTGCTACGAACATTCGCTCTGACCTACCGTCTAGCTTGTGAGCAATGTCCCATTGAAGTGGAGAAAGATCTTGGGCCTCATCCAAGAAACAAATTTTCATGTGCGGGACAAGGTGATCGGCCTGCTCTACAAACATTTCCAGCATGTCTGTAAAGTCGATCAAGCCAAAAGCTTTTTTGTAATTCTCATAAGAATCTGCAACATACTTCACTTCTATCCACGTGAAATTAACTTCACTGTGGTTGTACTCTGTGCGCAAAGAAGTCTTTTTAGTTTTTGCAAGGTTGATTAGCTGAAGGATTGGATGATCTGTCGCTTTAAACGACACATCCTCTTCCTCGCTCATAGCGCCGCTCAAGTTAAAACCGATGGCCGCGGACAACTCTTTATAGTTCTGCGGGCCCATCATTTGGTTTTCTTTGACACCCATCAAACGGTAAGCCAAAGAATGTATGGTGCGGAAGTACGGTAGGTCTTTGTCGGGGTCCAAATCAAAACGCTTTGCCGCTCGCTCTTTGGCCTCGTTAGCGGCTTTTTTAGTGAATGCAAAAAACCCCACTTGTGATGGGGTTATTCCGCTGTCTAAAGACTTCTCTACCATGTTCAGCAAAGTGGTCGTCTTCCCGGTCCCGGGTGGCCCAAAAATACGAAACATCAGAACGGGTCCGTGGCCCGTGTTTCAAAGTTCTTGGACTCTACCTGATCGTGCGGGATCTCACTGATCGGCACTCGCCAAACTCTTATGGGCTTACCCTTTACTTTTAACACCGTAGACTCGCCGTTGATGTCTCGTAGCCGCTGTGCCACCTTGTGTGTCTTGAACTCGCTGAAGCGGTTCTTGCGCAAAAATCCTTCAAAGTCTTTTAACCGGAAATGCACGGCGTTTGTTTCGTCGTCTACCCATGGCCTGCGCAACAAAATCTCTTCACGGTCTTCCGCCTTCTGAGTCGAAGTGCAGAACTCGTCAAGATACTCGTAGAACTGGCCGTTGATGCTGGCGTCTTCTGACACCTCCATGATAGACCCGTCGGTCTCAGACATCTCTTTCATCAACTGATTGATTCGGGCTTCCCAGCCGCGCTTCGGCATGGTCTGGGGCATGAAGTTAAGTTGCTCAATACACGCCTTCTGAAACACCGTCTGGTTTTGCAGCGCATCGGTGTCTAGCTCCAGAGGCACACCGTTAACGTCCAGAAACCACACGGGCGGGATAGAGTTGTACTTCCGCAAGTTGGCGACTGCCATATCACTAACTGCCGCGCCAATCCCGAACTTTCGGGTTTGACACAACTCGCGGTTACAGTACGGCTGAATGGGCGCGTCACTACACCGATACGCGTAGTCCTTCTTCTCCAACTGCTTGACCACGAGGTTGACCTCGTTAAGCGGCAACGGCGGGTCAATGTAAGCCATGTTGTGGTGCAGGATTTCATCCTGCCACGTATCCGGGTACGCCTTCCGGAGATAGACCCCTATGCTGAAGAGTCCGTTGTTTCGTCCCCCTTCGCTGATTTTTTGGGCGCATAGGGTTTGGAGACAGGGCGGACCGTCCACAATTGCGGTGTCTTCAACTTTTTGATGCGTAATTGCTTGGAGTTGTTCTGGCGTTTGTACGTGCGTTTCATATAACGCAAAAAACTCATGTAACGTCGCCGCACTACCATCATCATTCAAGGCATACCTCAACCCGTCCTCCGCATCGAAGTACGGCATATTGAGGAAGTTGCCTATATCGCCACGATCTAAAAAGAGTTTGATTTGTTTGGGGAAGATCTCGCTTCCGCCGTACCCCAGACCACTAGCTAAATGCTGTAACGTGGACTGCATTGTCTTTGCAGTTACCCATTCGCTACAGAAAAGAAAACAATGTGCGCCCCCCGACTTTGAACGACATACTACCAAAGGCATCTTGCTACGGCGAATTTTCTCAACCAGCCGCGTGAGGTCTAACGGGTATTCGTCAATGTCGATACAACCCCATTTACAGGAGTCGTCTTCGTTAATTGGGATGATCCCAATCCCTGCCCCAGAACCGGCTAAATGCTGCTCAAAATGTTCCGTGGTCCGTGGTTCGCGGACGACTCTTGCTTTGCCGGTGTTCTTGCCACTTGCTTTTGTACTGTCGATTTCAAACGTGCCGTAGGCTTGCTTGAGGCCATCGAAGATAGCCGCAAATCTTTTTGCATCAGACATTTTTTATAAACCAGAAAAAGGGGCCGCAAGGCCCCCGTAACACTTAAAACGGCGCGTCGTCAGATGCGTCGTCGCCCTCTTTGGTGTGCTTCACTTCGACATCGCCAGCTTGGATGCTCTCTGCAAACTGCTTGGCTTGTCCATATACAGCGGCGTCGTCTACGACACCCTCAAGGGTAATGTCCCACCCATGCCATGAGCCTTTGGAATTTTCCTCAGACACAGTCTTCAGGAGATAGACATGGCTGAACCGAGGCGGCGTGAACGGGCCGTTTTTGCCGACGAGGGTTCGTTGGGCAATCGTGCTGTTCCACTTACGGCTTTTTTTAAGCTGTGTGGCTTTCATTGGAATCAGCGCGGTTGTGGTGGTCCCGTCAGGCTCAAGAATCAACACAAAGTGCTGGTGTGTCTCTTCAAGATAGGTGCCGTTACCGCCAACCACATAGTCCTTGTTGTCATCGCCACGCTCGGTGTTCGGACGGCTGTCCTCCGGCGTGTAAATGTTCAAAGGAGCGCCGTTACCAGAGCCCCGAGGAGCCCACTCAACAAAGCGCCGCTGATAATGGCAAGGTACGACACGAATACCTGTCTTACCAGTATAGACTTGGTTCGATACGGTATTGAGAATGTCGCCCGCTTTAGCCCCATCCAAATCGTCCAAAATTGGATCTTGGCGGCTGAGAACTTTGAGGAAAGGCAAAGCCAAGTCGTCTTGGCCCATGTTCTCCAATCCTTTACCAGCGTCTTGCTCAAAGATGCTCGCGTCAAACGTGACAATCCCATTGTTTGTTTCCTTTTCTGCTACTGCTTTACCCATTACTTTTTCCTCGCAATGTTTGCTCGTTGCCCGACATAGGCCCCGAAAAGTTCCATGGGGAAGGTTTCCCCGTTTTGTACCCGCTCTTTAACCCAAGCCTTCAGAGTACTAGGATGGACTTCGGTCTTTTGCTCCGCCGCGTAACCGAGGCCCTGCGCATAGTCGATAAACTCTGCGGCTTCTTGGTCCTCGCCACGGCCAAAGTTACAGCTAACCGTGTTCTTGATGATGTCATCGAACCCGTTAGCACGTAGCCAGCCAAAAGCTGTTTCACGGTTTTCCGCCTTGATGTGTGCGCCAAATGTCGGACGCACGGTTACCTTAGAGCCGTCCTCAAGTTCAAAAGAGTTGAGGCCAAGCTCTTGAAGCATAGCGGGGAGGTCTTCGTCGGTGAGTTTGAGCAGTTCTCGCTTCGCCGCCTTTAACTGGTCTTCAAGTTTGTTAACCAAGTCTTCGTGGTTGCGAACAGCGCGAGCAATTTCTGCCACGCTAGATAAGCCGGTGTTATCCATCTGTTCGATGGAGGAAGCAGTGGCTTGATCCGCTTCCATATCAAAGAGCAATTCGCTCATACGTTCTCCTTTCGTGTTCAAGCCCTTGTTGAGGGCTGGACGGCCAGTGTAGGGTCCTATATGATCGCATGTCAAGGGTTTGGGGAAATTTATGTACGACTACAAGACTGAGCCTTACGAACATCAACGGACAACGTTTGAAGATTCTTGGCAGCGCCCGTATTACGGACTGTTCATGGAAATGGGTACGGGTAAATCTAAAGTCGCCATCGACACGATGGGCGCTTTGTTTGAAGCAGGCGACATAGACACCGCACTGATCATTGCACCGAAAGGCGTCTTTGATAACTGGGTTAAAAAAGAAATACCGGTTCATCTACCAGATCGGGTGCAACACAAGCTGGTGAAGTGGCAACCCAACTTCACGCAAAAATTCCGCGCCGAGATCCAATCTATTGCGGACCCCAAGGACCGTGAGCCGGGGTTCTTGCACATTCTGGTTATGAACACCGAAGCCTTCTCCACGCAGAAGGGCGCGTCTGCCGCACAGAAGTTTGTGAAGCTCAACCCCAACTGCCTGACGATTTTGGACGAAAGCACCAGCATCAAGAACAAGGGCGCACAGCGGACCAAGAACCTCATCAAGGTGGGGCAGGCGTCAAAGTATCGACGCATCCTGACCGGTTCGCCTATCACAAAAAGCCCCATGGATCTGTTTAGCCAGTGCATGTTCTTGGATCAGGACGCGCTTGGCTTTGCCAGCTATTACTCCTTTCAGGGCCGCTACGCTGTTGTACAGCGCAGGAGCATGGGAGCGCACAGCTTCAATCACGTGACGGGCTACCGCAGGCTGGATGAGTTGGGCGAAAAGTTGGACCGCTTCAGCACCCGGATACTCAAAGAGGAATGCTTGGACTTGCCCGAAAAGGTTTACCAGCGGCGCGAGGTAAACTTGAGCAAAGAGCAGGTGGTTTTATATAAGCAAATGAAGGACTTAGCGCTGGCTCAGTTGGAGCAGGGTAAGCTGGCAACGACGGCGTCGGTGCTGACGCAGATTATGCGGCTACAGCAAATCTGTTGCGGCCACCTTCAACCTGACGAAGGGCCGATCCAAGAAGTTAAAAATAACCGCCTTGATGAACTGATGGATGTCATCGAAGAGGTTAATGGTAAAGCCATCATCTGGGCCACGTGGACTTATGACATCCACAGGATAGAAAAAGCCCTAAAGAAAAAGTGGGGCAGTGGCGCAGTAGCATCCTACTACGGTGAGACTGACCAAGATGACAGACAAGACATCATCGAAAGATTCCAAGATCCCGACTCCGAGTTACGTTTCTTTGTTGGACAACCCCGGACAGGTGGATACGGCATTACTCTGACCGAAGCAAACACAGTGATTTACTTCAGCAACAGCTACGATTTAGAGATCAGGCTGCAATCAGAGGATCGCGCACACCGGATTGGCCAGAAAGACAACGTGACCTACGTTGATCTGGTCAGTCCCGGGACAATTGATGAGCGTATTTTAGCCGCTTTACGCGACAAGATAAATATTGCCGGGGACGTTTTAGGCGAAAGCGCCAAAGATTGGCTTATTTAGGCAGGTCCCTGTCGCATCATCAACTCTGACGCCAACCGTCCGATCTCATCGTATGGTCCTAACACCTGCGCGGTTCGCTGTAACGACTGCGGGGTAAGTGGTGCCGGGGACGGAGGAGCCGGAGGCATGGGCGGCGGAGCCGCTTGCGCCAAGGGGGGCCGTTGAGGAGCTTCTGCCTCGGCGCGTTGCTGGCCGTAAAAGTAATCTACCGCCTCTTGGCCGCCTTCCATTCTTACGATAGCCCTAACAAGCTGGGGAACCCTTGATTCTGGAACTTTTCCTTTGGCATCAAGGCCCGTTTGCCGCTCGACAAACGCAATGTACTTGTTGGTTTCGTTCTCAGAGGGCGGTGCATACTTGTTCAAGAAGTCCTCAAGGCTCATGTCGCGAGTCTGCGTATCCAGAACCACTTGCCGAGTTAGCGCTCGCAAGCCTTGGCCCGGGGAAGCAAATGCCGCAAATCCGCCCTCACCCTCAACTGCACCGGGCTGTCCTGCAAGACGCAAGTTCCCGGGGTTGTTGTTTACAACAGACAGCGGGCCCGTGGTCCGTGGCTCGGGGGCCGTGGGCTCTGGTTGTGGTTGTGGTTGTGGTTGAGGAACAACCTCGCGGTAAACCTCTTCGGCGTAATCGATAGGGATTGGACCGGTCTCGGTTTGTTTTGCGGATTCCGTGACGCCACGAACACCAGAGGTGTAAAAGATGGCCGGTATGCTTCCAAAGAACCGTCGTGCGGCAGACTCTGTTTTTGGCGCTTTTTCCAAAAGAGTTTTAATTACCTGCGGGTCTATCATTGCTTCGGTAAAGATGTCTTGCACCTTCATGGCAGGCATATTAAGGCCAAGCTCTGCGGTAGCGTTTGAGGTTGTCTGAGCAACCGACATCGAAGCTCCGGGCACGTTTCCTACAATTCCTTTCAGCCGATTAAGCGCAACGTTAGCGCCAATAGCACCAAAAGCTCGTACTAATATGTTAGCCAACATAGCGCTTTTATCTTTTAAAGCATCAACAGTCTGTGGTCCCGCTGTTCTCATTACGTCAGCAATGGATGCCGCTTGAGTAATCAATGTCTGATAGTCATCAAAAGCGTCCGCAGTAATAAAGTCTTTACTTAACAGAATATCCGCTACCGAGTCGCCCTGTTTGTTGTCCAACGGGCTAAACAAGAATTGTCTAAATTTTAAGAAGTTAAGTTCCTGCTCGGGGTTTGCCCCGCCTGCGTAAATCCATGCGGAGTCCAAAACCCCCGAGACCAGCGCTTTCCTAGCGGCCATTTTTTCTTCCGGTTTCCCAGTGGTGGCTCGGTTAATTTCAGTCAGTAACTGAGCAAAGTTGCGTTCCGGGTTATCTGGCCTGCCCCCGGGGGTCCCAAGTATTGCCTTTAAACGTTTAGACGGGTTGTCATACACGCCGCTAAATTGAGAAAGAATGGTTTCTTCTCCCAATCTTTTTTCAATAACTTTTTGTTCTGCCTGTAGGTCGGCAAAACGAATCCTTCCTTCAACGGCGTCATTTATATCTCGGAAAACATCTGGAAAAATAGGGCCTAACGCTTCTTGGTTTCTATCTAAAAACGTCCGAGCTTTTGCGGGACTGACCATGTTAAACGTTTCAGATTCAGGATCGGTGTCTATAACGCTCCTGAAAAACGTTTTTAGCAAATCGTTTTTCCCCGCACGATATGTTCCGATTCGCGATACAGCAGAGTCGGAAAGCTGATCTAGTTCCGCCTGTGTCAAAGCTCGTTTGGGCGCATCAAACCCGCCAGTATTAATCCAGTTGATAGCGTCTTCTACTTGATCCAGCTTGATAGCTACTTCGTCAGCGCTTCCAGTAAACAACCTCTGAAATGCAAGCTTGGGGTTTACTCGCAAAGCGCCTTTCCTGTCTTTTTGGCGTAGGTCGCCAACAAAACTTCGCGTAAAAACATCGTGCTTCGCACGGTTAAATGCGTTTGCTTGTCTGAGTAATATCAACCCTTCTTCAACGCCAGTTCGCCCTTCCTCAGAAATACGGTCAAGCAAAGATTCAAACGATTGATAACCTTCCGTTCCGCCCTCCAAAAGAGAGCTTCCGCCAGACATTCGCTCAAAATCACGAACCATCCCATCTTCTATACGGCTGTAGTAAAAGCCAAGCTGGGCATTATTCGGGTCGGTAACGTTTCTCGCCGCACGACTCAAACGACTACGGTAATCCAGCAACTCTCCCATTGAAATCTCAGCAGCGTCCATACCGCCCAATCGCGCCCTTTCGTCGGCAATCCGATTGGATATTTGAGCCAATTCATTTTCCGCACGAAGCACCGGCAGGAGCCTACGAATGTAGGCGGCTTCGGATCGAACATCACCGCCTTTAAATGTTGAGGGAGCAGTCAGGAAATCCAACTGCTCTCGCAACATTGCTACCTTTTGCTCATACGGCACAGACTCAATGCGAGCCAATAACGGTTCTAGTTCTCGCTCTACTCTTGGAGGAGCAGTAAGCAAGTAGTTTTCTGCGTTTGTTCTTGCCCGGGTAACTTCTAACATCGCCTCTTCTTCTAGTTTAGACAGGCGGCTAATGTTAGCTTCTAAGCCCGAAGCGTCCGGGCTAAGTACGCGAATAAGCTCCGTAAGCAAAGGCGGCAAGTTTGTAGCACCTTGGTCTTGAAGCTCTTTAATCGCGGCAAGTGTTTGCGTGGGCGCAATGCTTTCGCCTGCCAAACGTTCTTTTGCACGAGTGTACAAAGCATTAGTTGCGGAATCCGCATCTTCCAACGCTTGATTTACATAGGTGACTAAAAGCTCGCTTTGATCTGCCTTTCGCAAAGGAGTTTGCACCTTACCCGCAGTATAAACCGCCGCTTCTTTCGCAGATTCCAATTGTTGAGTCAGCAGTGAAGAATAGATTGCTTCTTGAAGCTCTGCCGCTTCTGCTAAAGCTCTAGGGTCACCTTGCGCTTGGCTAAGAAGTTCTTCCATCAAGCGCGAAGAAAAAATCTTAAAGTCATCGTAAAGTTGTTGCGCGACTTCTCCATACCCGCCGTTTTTAGTGTTCATGTTGCGAAGGCCACGGTCTAGCGCTTCTAATGCAATTAAGGGATTAACGCGCTTAAACTCTCCCTCTGCGCCCGGTATTAACTTTTGTGTTCCCGCTGTTCTTTGCGCCACGGTCAATGGAGGAGTAATCAATTCCTGCCGCCCTTCCGGCAGACTTTTGTTTACACGTTGAACCAACTCTTCTAATGGAGCATCTTCTAACGCGGCCTCTAAATCCGCCAAAAAAGTTTCTCGGTCAAATTCAATGTCAGCGTATTTTTTGTCCAAGGTCTCTAACGAAGAAACAATCTGCTGGCTTGCAGAATCCTCTCGGCCAGACCGGCTAAACATGTTTCTCAAGCCTTGAATTAAAGGACGAGCAGTCTTGTCGGTAATGAAAGAAGCAATTCGTAGCGTAGGCACCGCGCTGGCCGTTATTTCTGCGCCAACTCTAGTCAAAGGATCGTATGGATCTACGGTTTCAGCAAGAAACGCTCCCGTTGCGGGAGCCCCCGATGTCACTGCCGCTCGGCCAGCGGTTAAGACCGCTTCTGGCCGCGTCTTAGGCATACCGTAAGGTTTAGCCACGCCCTCCAAAACACGCTCCGTGCCAGAAACAACCTTTCGCCCCCCTTCCGTAACGCTTCGTTTTAGGCCCGGGGCCATGTTTTCAATGTTACGAGCAAGTTTCTCCGCGCCCAAATCTACGACGCCTTGCTTAAGAAAAGCCGGTAACGCAAATAACGATAAAAGCGTCCCACTATAAGTTCTAGCGGCTTCTGCGGTGGGTCTTTGAGAAGGCAACGGTTCTGAGGGAAATATGCCTTTAAAGTTTGTAAGCCCCGTTGGATCGCCTCGGGCAATGATCTCCCCCGGGGTATAACCCGCTACTCCGCCTACCGTACCGCCCACAAGTCCGCCAACCAACTTCGCCGGGATTGGTCCCGGGGTGCGAATAAAACCTTCTTGTGCGCCTCGGGCAAAACCCAGCCCCGCGGGCACATCAATTAACAGGGCTTCTGTTACGCCGCGTTGAACAGGATCATCCACGCGAGCATACTTGCCGCCGCTTAACTCCGTCAGGATTGTTTCGTTAGCAAAAAGGTCTAGCTCTTCTTCAGAAATGTTTTCTGGAGAAAGGCCATCCTTCATGATTTCGCCGCGCCGTGCTTCTTTTATGTCAGCAAACGCCGCGTCATAATCAAACCCCTTTTGCGAGGCTAACTCTCGGTTAATCTCAGAAAGGGGTACTTGATCCTGAAGTGCTTGAGTAAGGTTAAACTGCGTCGCCACGTATTAGCCGCCTGTTCGTTGGTAGTATTTACTCATGTCAAAACTAGAGGGCGGTAAGTCTACGGTGCTTTTCAGATACGCATCTAACTGCTCGGGAGTCTGAATGTTTGTTGGAATATCTTTACCCGAAGGCCCTTTTTCGTAGTTTTCATATATTGCGTTAAGAAGGCCCTTCAAATTAAACGCTTGCATCAACCGTCTTCGCGTCTTATCTAACGTACCGGGGCGATACAATTGAGCCTCTTTAAGAGTTTCTTGAAGCACCGCAATGTCCGAGGAAATCAAGTCACGATAGTTTCGTAGCCCCTCTTTAGCCGCAGCATCGGTCTCAAACATGCTTGGTCGAGGAAGTTGATCCACAAGACGCTCATACTGCTGTTGTAGCAATCGACTTTCATCCGGTGCGCCAGCAACATAGCGATCTACGCTTTGCATGACAGAATCTAACATTCGTCTAGCTTGATCAGAGTCGCTAATTCCGTTACCTAGTTTAAGCCCCGGCAAAATGTATCCGCCAAATAAATCCGCAAAACCTTGAAGGGTTCCTTCCATCGCAGACCAAAAACCGGAGGGTAAGCCCGTTCCGGCTTCCATGTCTATGTTGGCCGCAGTGCCGATCCTTTCATCTATGAAGTCATAAAGCTCTGAAGGATCTTTTACGTTATTCGCAATGTCGGTAGCCATGGCTTCCATGTCCGCTTTAAACGCTTCCCTTGTTTCAGCGTTCTTAGCTTGAAACTCCCTTAAGGCGGTAGGGTCGTTAATCAAGCGCACAAACCCCTGTAAGTGCAGAGGCACAATAGCCGTCGCTTGTCCCGTTTGATCGCTAAACTCTTGTATCTCCGCAAGGTCACTCAAGCCTAACATAGCCTCTGGCGTTCTCTCTCCAAGCAAGCCCATTATTGCGCCTTGGACTCCCTCTGGAGTAGATAAACGTTCCACAGCTTGTCCCCGGGCACCCGAGCCATAAGAGCTTGCTTCTTTGCCCTCTGTGACAAATCCGCCACTTTCGATGGCGGCACGGTATTCTGGCAATTGCCGTTTAAGATCAAACACTGTTGTAGTGCCATCCGGCATTTTTACGATAACGTCATCCACCGTCGTGGTGCCACTTAAACTGGCATCTAGCACGGCAAGGTTTACTTTTCGGTTGTAATCCTCGTCCGCCAACGCCTGTTGCATGGCAGTGCCTAACGCACCCTGCTTGATTCCGCGCCGCTCTTGATCCAGCGCCGCGCCGCGAGCTTGAATGTTTGCCGCCACAGGAGCCGCCGCACCTGCTAGCTGTGAAGCAAACGAACTGCCTGCTCCGGGTACGCCTGCGGCTAAAGCCAATCCGCCCTGCGCAATGTCAAATAACATTTGCGCCTTAGTAGCGTCTTCTGACTCTTGATCAGCCCCCAGTATTTCTTGATATAGCGGCAACAAATCTTCGTACTTTGCTTTGACCGTGTCGCCAAAGCTTAGTACGTTTTCTGAAGCGAGGTCCGTGGGCCCTGACATCATACTAAGGGACGGCGAAGTAGGGGCCGTAGCGAACGGAAGACTTCCGCGCTGTAGATGTGCTACCTCGCCGCCATATCTAAAATTTTGAGGGGTGGGAGCCCCCTGCGCTCCTGCGGCCATCAGACTACCTACCCCCATCGCCATATCGGTAGGAGCGCCGCCGTCCGTAGTCATTTCTACGTCACCCACGATTTGTTGAACCAGAGCGCCGATCCCGCTGTCCATCATCCCCTCTTCCGTCATCATAATGACCGGTTGGACCATGGCGAGAACGGACTCTGGCGTCTGGTTTGCGTCGTTTTGGCCGACAAAACTGGCAAGCTCGCCACGGCGAGCCTCCAAAGTCTTGTCGTTACCGCGCAACGCATTGATCAGATCCTCGGTGGACTGAGCCTGATCAATGCCCTGCATCATTTGTTGGGCGTACTGTGCGCCTAGCTTTTCGCCTTGCGCCATGGCCCCTGCTTCAGCTTCCTGCAACATTGCGGCCTCGGGGCCTGCTTCGCCACCGGCCTGCAAGAACATAGGTCTATTCAGTATGGTCATTAAAATAATCCTGCTGCTTGTGCGCCACCGAGTGCGCTAAGTCCGGCGATACCCAAGCCTGCCACTTGCTGGTACGGCGGAGC